AACATATATCTATATCAATGCTTTAGATATAACAACATATACAGATAAAGAACCAATCGGTTATAACAAGTATCAAGATAGATCAGATATCATTAATCACATACTTAACACATATCCCAACTGGTTCTCAATTCAAGATAAACACAAACTTAATAAGGATAGTTCAATTGTTATTCTAGATTCAGATCAAGCTTTAGCATACATTCAAGATAAAGATAAGATAGTGTATGAACCTAAATACATCATACAACTTAATCAACCAGTACGAGATGCTAATGGACGAGCAATATGTGAACGAACACACTTTATGACAAATCAAGAATGTATTGATTATTATGACCAATTAGAACAAGAATATGATGAGGATGAAGAATAATGAGTATGAACAAACTAATTAAACAAGAAGCTAAGAAATTACGTGATAAAGAGAAAAGAAAGAAAGAACTCAACACACCAATTACCAAACAACAATATGATACTATAGTTAGTAATCAGTTCATTGATGGTAAACATGTTTCTGAGTTAGATAGTAATATACTTAATACATTCGCTTATAACACAACAATCAATAACTATAATGTATACACCAAATTACGAGCTTATGTACAGATAAGTTTGAATTATGTACTTTATTCAAATAGCAATATAACTTATTATGATCTGGACGAGGAGAATGATGACTATGACAACTAAATATCAAATTATCAATAAATCAACTAACGAGATTCTTCATGAGTCTCATACTGATTTTAATCCGATAGATAAAGAACAACTCAAACACTTACTAGCCAATACCTTTTGGACTCCAATTTTTATTGTACACATGTATCTAAAGAATCCAGATAGTATTGAGATTAAAGTTGTTGATGAGGTTCAAGAACAAGTAACAATTAAACCCAAACGTACATACAAAAAGAAAAAGACAAATGATAATAACAACAATCAAGAACAAGGAGGATAAACAAATTGGCTAATATATTTAAGAAAGCATTTAAGAGTATTTCGAAAGCTTTAGGTATTGGTGGTTCGAGTTCACCAACTGTCATTGATCCACTTAAACAAGAAGCAGAACAGAAACGACTAGCTCAAGAAGCTCTCAATACACAAACAGCTACAGCAGTACAGAAAGCTCAAGCTAGTAGTTTTAATCCAACAACTAACACAGGTTCTATAGCTGATCCAACAACTAATGCAGAAGCTAATAAAACACTTAACCCAACACCACAACCTTTTGATAAGAATAAATGGCGAGTCATCAAGTATGTAGCTAGCAATCTTAACAGACAAATATAAGGGAGATCAACACATATGCTAGATGTTAATACACATATTAAGCGACTATCAACACTCAAAAGTAATCGTATGATCCATGAGTCATACTGGTCTGATTGTTATAAGTTTGCTTGCCCAACTAGACAACAATTCCTATTTGTGGATAAAGAACAAGAGTTTAAGAATCTATATGATACTACTTTGATTGAGAGTACTCAACTACTAACTAGCTCACTACAACAAGGTACAGTACCAGCTAGTACCAAATGGTTCACAATGAGAATTGGTTTAGGTGATGATGATACAGTAATTGATGCTGGTGATCGCTGGTTAGCTACAGTATCAGATATTATGTTCAAACAGATTCATAATTCTAATTTCGATTCAGAAGTGTATGATTTCCTAACTGATATTGTTGTAGCAGGTTGGGGTGCTCTTTATATTGAACTTAATAACAACAAATTAAACTTTAAATGCTGGCCTATTAGTACAGTATATGTTGACTCTCACAATGACCAACAACTAATTGATTGTGTATATCGAGAATATGAGTTAACTGCTGAACAGATTCGTAATACATATCCAGATACAGTACATGATTCAATAACTAGAGCTAAGAGTACAGATAAATATAAACTAATCCATACCATCTATCCTAATAAAGAATACAAGAAATCCAAAGTTAACATTAAGAGTAATATGCCATTTAAGAGTATCATTATTGATGTTAAGAATAAAACTGTATTAGAGGAATCTGGTTTTAATACATTCCCTGTTGTTGTAGCTCGCTTCAATAAAAACTACAGTGATCTTTATGCTACAGGTCAAGTATCTCAAGTATTAGAGGATGCTCGTATAGTTAATAAGATGAATAGATTAGTACTTAATAGTGCTGAATTAGCATTAGGTGGTGTGTGGCTAGCTAAGAATGATGGTGTTATCAATGTTAATAATATCAAACTAAGACCAAGAACAATCATACCTGCTAATAGTATGGATGATCTAAAACGTATTGATGTTGGCGGTAATCTTAATATTGGTGTTGATCTTATTACCATGTATCAAAATCGTATCAAGAGAGGTATGATGTCTGATCAATTAACTCCAATCAATAGTTCACCTTTATCAGCTACAGAAGTATCTGCACGAGTTAACATCATACGTAATCAATTATCAGCTATATTTGTGAGAATGCAGACAGAATTTCTTAATGGTTTATTAGAACGTACATTTGATCTCTTAATGAGAAATCAATTCCTACCTCAACCACCAGAAGAGATTATCAGTAAAGGACAAGGTTTAAACTTCACATTTACTAACCCACTATCTCAATCAGTTAAGTTAGAATCAGTAACCAACCTTAGTAACTTTATCAATACAGTACTACCGTTATCTCAAGTTAATCCTGATATACTAGATGTACTAGATATGGATAATATTGTTTATACACTTCAGGATGCTCTTTCCGTAACTCCAGAAGCTCTCATAACTAAAGATGAGCTAGCACAATTAAGACAAGCTAAAGCTGAAGCACAACAAGCTCAGATAAATGCACAACAAGAAGCTACAACTAATCAATTAGTGGCGGAAGAACAAGCACTAGCAAATAACGAGATGATGTCAACTCAAGGAATTCAAACTAAATGAATGATAATTTAAACTACAGTGCTTTATTTAACTCCAGCGATGGTCAACTAATATTAAATGATCTGATTGAGAAGTTCTATACACCAATGATAAAACAAGATAATGTTAATGATACGTATTTTAGATTAGGTCAAATAGATACCATAGCCTTTATCTTAGCTCGAATCGAAACAAGTAAACTCTATATACTAAATACTAATATACAACAGGAGACTAATTAATGAGTGAACAAGAAGCACAAGTACTAGATAACACTGAACAAACAAATACTAATGCAGAAACTCAAGTACAGTTACCAGATTATTCATTCGTATCTGATAAATTTAAAGTATATAAGGAAGGTTCAGAAACAGATTTAGATTTAGATAGTACGTTACAGAAGCTTCATAAATCCTATTCAGAATTAGAGAAAAAGATTGGTAGTAAAGGTGTTCTTAATGCAGCACCTAAACCAGTTGAGTTAGATCTAACTGAATTTGATCAAGATTACCTAGAGAACAATAAAGATCTAGTTGAATTAGCTAAAGCAAACGGATTATCTAAAGAAGCTTTTAAAACTCTAACTGATACTTATAATGATAAGATCAAACAAGTATTAGAGTATAAAGAACAAGAAACCTATGAGAACACCATTACTCAATTAGAGGGTATCTGGGGTAAAGATACAGAAGTACAGGTTAATTACGCCAATGATGCTATAATTAAACTTGGATTTTCTGAAGATGAGATTGCTGCTGTAGCTAATAACATCCCATTTATCAAACTAGCTGCTGCATTTGGTTCTCAGCTTGGTGAACATAAAGCACCATCAGTTGTAGCGAACTCTAGTTCATTACGAGATTTAGTAACGAATCCTGCATACAGCGATTCAAGACATCCAGACCATAAAGCTATCGTATCTCAAGTACAATCTCTTTATGCACAAGGACACTCTTTAAAGAGTTAAAATAAACATATCCGTTATATAGACAGAACCCTGTTATCTTAATTGTACATACAAGATCAGATAAGTTCTCATATATAACCTAAGAATAATAAACAAGGAATAAAGAACGTATCAAGTATTCAAGGTAAGCTCGCTACTTACCTTCTTACTTATACACAATTCAATATTAGTTGTATTTATAGTTCTTAACAATTAAGATGTATATCTAACATTGGTATACATATATTCATAAGAGAGTACATACATCTTATGTTAAAACATCATAAACACAAACATATTTCTATATCAAGAAATATCAAAACAAACTAATATATAAAGGAGACTTAATATGCCTATTACCAATCAAGACCAAATTACCGCTGCATTCGTTCGTCAATATGCTGATTCATACGAACTTGCCGCTCAACAAACAGAATCAAAACTTATGGGTACAGTCGAATCCGAGGGCGAAATCGTTGGTAGCTCATTTACCATTAATGACTTAGGTTCAATCGACTTCAGTGCTGCTGGTGCTCGCTTCAGTGATACCACTCTAGCAATCCCAACTGCTGGTACTCGTGTTGTTACCATGTCAGATCATCAATTGTTCGTACCTATCGAGCCACGTGATCTTGTTAAATTAAAAGCTGATCCAACAGATTCTTATATGAAGAGTATTGTTGCTGGCCGTAATCGCCTCATTGACTCAATTATCTATAATGGATTAGTTGGTCCTGTCTTACGTAAACAATCTGAATCAGACTCAACTTTAGCTGCTGTTAACGTACCTGCTGGTCAGAATATTGTTTCTGGTGGTACTGGATTCACTAAGGCTAAACTTATTGCAGCTCGTGCTAAATTTACTGAGAACAATGTTGATGAAGAACTCTATATCCTCTATAACCACAAGATGCTTGCTGATATCCTTGCCGATATAACTTTAACATCTAGTGACTTTATGGCACTACAACCTATACAAGCTGGTGATGTTAGTGGTAAATGGATGGGCTTCAATTGGGTTCATTACCAAGGTTTAGCTGATGGTGCAGATAACACTGAATTTAAAACTGTTGCTTATGCTAAATCAGCCGCTCGTTTTGGTTCAGCTACAGTCGTACCTCTACAGATCAATACTCGTTATGATATGAATCATATTAGCCAAGTTGGTGCTATCGAGAGTTATGGTTGTGGACGCGCGAACGAGCTAAAATGCGTAACTATCGCATTTAAGAAAGTTTAATCTAACTTAGGCTTCTGCATCTCTTGCTGGTATTCTTAATTGAGTACTAGCAAGCCAACCCATTGGCATAATCTACCAACAGTCTTGATACTTTTGGTCATTGTCATACAACCACCTTATGTCTATAATGCGTTTATCAAGTGAGATATCGACTCTCACAACAACACAAAATAAACACACACACATAAGGAATCATATTATGAATACATCAATCACTAATACCACTAACACCAATACTGTACTAATGTCATCTATTGAGATTGCTCATCATACAAATAAAACCAATCCAAACATCATTCGAGACATTCGTAACATGTTTAATGATCTAGAAATAGATGTATCAAAACTGATGCATGATGAATACCAAGAGATTAAAGACAATCGAGGGTACACAAAAGAGATCTTCTTAAACTACAGATATACTGAACTACTTGTTACTGGTTATAATGTTAAATTAAGATTAGCTGTACTGGATGCACTAAAGGCTAAGATTAAGATACTAGAACAACAGAATGCTCCTAAGATTCCTCTTACTTATCTTGAGGCATTAGAAGCCTTAGTAGC